GCAGAGAACGTCTACAATCACTATGAAGAGGCTTGTCTCGAGTATTCCTACATAGTGAACCTTCACCAAGCTAGAAACGCTTTAGGAAGCGCTCTTGGCGGTCCTACAGGGTCTTTTGATCACAAGGGTGACTTGACCGAGGGAGAGGACGTTTCTTTAAAATACCCAAAGTTTCAGTTTGACTATGCTTTTAGGGCAGCTGATAAGTTTTCAACAGAAGCGATGGTTGGCGGAACCGAACCTATATATTCAGCCTCTTTTGATATTACACCAGACCAGCAAGACTACGATCTTCAGCACATTGTATCTGCTTCTCAGGCTGGATCTGATTGGGACGGAATGGACAATAAGAGAATTAAAATTAGACAAGTATACTATGTAACACCTAGACAAATGTGGAGGTTCTATGGCTATTATGGCGGGCTTAATGTGGTGGGCGATTTTCATAACTACGGTCAGTACGCTGATGATTCAACCTTCAACGTCATCCCCCCATGGCAAAACAAAGCCCAAGCAATCGCATACGAAGACCACCTCTACACGAGAACCTCACATTATTCGTATGAGATTATAGATAATAAGATCAGACTTTATCCAACACCAGACTCAGTATCTGATGAAAAATTCTGGTTTAGATTTTCTGTACATGGAGACAATGATGCATTCTCGACAGGATCATACGATTCAGGTGTCGACGGTGTCAACAACATGAATACTATGCCAATGGAGAACATTCCATTCGAAAAGATTAACTCCATAGGTCAACAATGGATTCGAAGATTTGCCCTAGCGCTCTCAAAAGAGACTCTAGGGCAAGTTAGGGGTAAGTTTGGTGGTCAAGTACCAATTCCAGGCGATAACGTAACCTTAAACGCCTCAGACCTTCTATCTCAAGCCTCTACGGAACAAGCGGCCCTAAGAGAAGAACTCAACAAGCAACTTGATGAAATGCTATATGCGAAACTCGCTGAGACAGATAAGGCAATGGTTGATAACATGGATGCAATCGTTCAGAAAGTACCGCTTAAGATTTTTGTAGGATAATTTAAATGTCAAAATGGGAAAGACCAACACAGCCTCCTTCACCCTTGTTTCTCGGGGAGAAAGAAAAAAACCTCGTAAAGCAAGTAAATGACGAGATCATCGAAAGAGTTGTAGGTCAACAGGTTTTATATTTTCCTATTGATGTAGAAAATACAAATTATCACCCGATTTATGGAGAAGCAATCGAAAAGACTTTTCTTCATCCAATTAGAGTATTTGCATTGGTAACATATCAGGGAGTTGAAACTGCTGATTTGGAGAGCATAGCTTTAGATAAATCAACAAAGGTTACTGTTAATTTTCACAAAAGAAGACTAATAGAAGATCAAAACCTGTTTGTGAGAGAAGGTGATTTCGTAAGATTTGGACCTATCTATTACGAGATAGTAAAAATAAATGAACCAAAACTTTTATTCGGACAACCAGAGACTAGATTTGAAATCTCAGCAGAATGCATAAGAGCAAGGGACGGACTATTCAATGCAGAATGATAAAATACCCTCAACACCCTCTACTTTAGAAAATATAGACACGGCCGTGTTCAGGTTTGTTGATGAGACAATAGATCCTCACACAACAACAAATAATGGTAGAGAAAAGGTTAAAGTTATTTGGCTTGGATCAGAAAGAGCTTTTCAAATCAAAAACAACAAAGACTTAAGAGACGGTGTTGGAAAACTTAAATTACCACTCATAACCATATCTAGAACTTCTCTTTCAAAAGACGACGCTTTCAAGGGGGCTGTTCAGTCTGAAGAATTGGAAGATGATAGAATTCAAGTAAAAAGAGTAATAAAACAAGATAAAACTCAAAATTTTCAAAACGCAGAAAGAAGAAGAAATACCGGAGACAATACTGGACCAATTTCTTCTAAAAAGGTTGTATATGAAACCCTATCCATACCAAGACCAGTATATGTAACGTGTGTATTTGAAGTATTTATAAGAACAGAATATCAACAACAAATGAATGATATCCTACCTTTGTTTATAACAGAACGAAAAAGAAACTTTATTGTTGAGAACAATGGATATCGCTACGAAGCCTTTGTAGAATCAGATTATTCAATAAACAACTCTAAAGACTTAGGTTCCGAAGAAAGAATGTTTACTGCAAAGGCCACAATTAAAATACTAGGATATTTGACCGGTAATAATTCAAATGATGATGAGCCATTCATTCAAAGAAAGGAGTCAATTGTTGAAGTTAAACTCTCTAGAGAGAGGGTTATTGTTGGAGATCCAAAGCCTTGGGACAAGTCAGGTGAGAAATTTAGAGATTTATGACTTTGGGCTTTTATTTAACTATTTACTAGGAAAATAACATTTTAATAGGAGAAAATTAATGCCTACCAAGTTTGACTTTGTGTCTCCCGGAATCGAATTAAGAGAGATCGACCAATCGCAAGTAAGCCCAGTACCTGAAGCAGACGGATTGCTTCTTATCGGTAGATCTAGAAAAGGGCCCTCGATGAAACCTGTTAAGGTTAATAGTTTAGAAAACTTTATTGACGTTTTTGGAACTCCAATGGACGGCGTAAAACGTGGAGACCCATGGAGAGAAGGGAACACTGGAGCAGCTTCGTATGCTGGATACGCTGCGCAAGCATATTTGGCTTCTGGTGTAGGTCCAGTGAAGTTTATTCGATTAGGAGGCTTGAACAATCCAGGCAGTGCAACTTTGGGTAAAGCTGGTTGGAAAATAGACCATAGTTTAAATTCTTCTCAAGCAAATCATTCTGGTGCCATTGGATTGTTTGTTGCACCAAATGCAAACACTGAAACGACTGGTACTCTTGCCGCTATCTTCTACACAAAAGAAGTTGACTTGGCACTAACTGGTACTACACAAAGAGGAGTTTCTCTCGAAGCTTCTGAGACACTTATTGAGTCAAACGGAACCAGTGGTCAATTTACAGCTACCTTAAGTGCCTCTACGGCTCAAACTATTACATTTGATTTCAACAAGAATAGTGTTAATTTTATCCGCAATGTATTCAACACTGATCCTACTCTCTATGACGAGTCAGGCGCTTCTTACTTTTTAGGTGAGACTTTTGAGTCCCAAGTATTGGCTTTATCTGGAACAAATACAAACAATGGAATGGTTGCGTTCTTTGCGGGCTTGAAAAACGGCGCAAGTGTTGACGGTGAGTGGACAAACTTTGAAAATGAATTGACAGCCGCCAAGTCAGGTTGGTTTATTGGAGTTCAAACAGCTCAAAAGCGACTCTTTAGAGTTTGCGCTTTGGACGATGGAGAGCAGTTTCAAAAAGAATATTATGTAGTTGTAAAAGATTTGAGACAAGCTTCAACTTCAAAGCCAGATGCAACATTCTCAATTGAGGTTCGTCGTTATGACAGAGCAGGCTTTGTTGAAAAATATTCAAACTTAACATTGAATCCGGATTCTCCAAACTTTATTTCAAAGAGAATTGGAGATGTTCATCAATATTGGGAAGAAGGAACCGGCGGTCTTTCTGGAAAAATTATAACAGAAGGAACATTCCCTAACAACTCAGACTTGATTAGAATTGAAATTAACCCCGGTGTTAATCGTGCAGATTTACCAGTTGGATTTACTGGTCCTGCTAAAATTCAACCGGTTGCAATTTCCGGATCAATGGCGGATAGCTCTGTTGATTGGATTGCAGGCAAAAACTCTATTCCTTCTGGACAAAGCGTTGAATTTATCTCAGGATCTAGCGCTACCTTTACAGGATCTTTTGAATTCCCAACTCACATGTTAACAACTAAAAATACATATTTGGGCACTCGTGATTATCCAGCCTCTCGCGAATTTGGACTTAGATTTAGCGAAACAAATGGCCGAGATATGACCATTGGAGACGTTGGAATTAAGCGTGGAAACTTTGAACAACATTTGTCTGCAGATACTGCTTTGACTGAATATGCATACGTGTTTACCTTAGACGATATCAAGGCAACAAATTCTGCTTCTGGTTCATTTTACTTTAGCGAAGGGTCTTA